CTTCTCTCCTACAAGTTTTAAGCCCCTAATAAAAAGCTATCTCGAGAAGCTCCTCAAATCTTTTTTACTTACACTACAATGGATTACCTTGTTAACGCATTCAATCGCTTAACAAACTGGTTCAATTCTGACACTAATCTAGAGTACACTGGCATGTACGACAAGGCCCCTCCTCGCACTGTGATTCAAAATCGCAACAATCTTGCTACACATCAAGCCGCACTTCGCAAAGCCTTCGCTAAATATCTGTACCCCTCAGAGGTTATAACTATCACTGAAGAATACATTCGTTCCGAAGCTACTTCCGAATCTATACTTGACGACTTCTTCGCAAATGACGTCGAAAAGCATGACATCCCGATGGACCAACATTTCTGGTATGGAATCGAAGCAATGCGCCTCGCATTCAAACCACCTCAACCGTGCCTCCCGGCTCACATTAATGATGTCGAGCATCACTACCCCTACAAATGGCAAGTGAATGCAGAACCTCCATTTTCAACTGATCGTTACTTTCTCGCTAACCTCGAAACGTACCAAGACTTCTACAATGAAGAAACAGGTCACTTCGACAAATACGTCAACCCTGAAGACTTAGAACGCAGGCTCCTTCATCATAACAAGGACCTCACATCTGTTCTAATTACTAAGGTTCCCGCAAAATTCGGATTCATGAAGAATACTATCTTCAACTGGACTCGACGCTGGCACCACTACATCAAGGATGGCTTCACCGCGAATATCAACGATTACTACTACAGACAACGCTACATCTTCCCGATGTTGCTTCACACTAAGACCGCTATCATCAAGAACACTCCCAACAGAGTGAACAAGATGCGTACAATCTGGGGTTGTTCCAAACCATGGATCATCTCAGATACAATGTTCTACTGGGAATACATCGCCTGGATTAAACTTAATCCCGGATCGACACCCATGCTGTGGGGTTACGAAACCTTCACAGGTGGCTGGCTTCGGCTCAACGCCGAGTTGTTCCGCTCTCACTTACAGCACTCCATCTTAACAATAGATTGGAAACGCTTTGACAAACGAGCCTACTTCTCCGTCATCCACATTATCATGAACACAGTCCGCTCTTTCCTTGACTTCTCTCAAGGCTACGTCCCTAACAAGGACTACCCTACAACAGAAGGATGGTCTCACGACAAAGAAGCTCGCCTCCAACGACTCTGGCTCTGGACACTAGAAAACCTATTCCAAGCAGAGATTGTGTTGCCTGACGGACGCAAATATCGACGCAGATATGCCGGAATACCTTCTGGCCTATATATAACGCAACTGCTCGACTCCTGGTACAATTATGTCATGATCGCAACCCTGCTCTCAGCATGTGGCTTCGATCCTTTACAATGCATTATCAAAGTGCAAGGTGATGACAGTATCACAAAGATATGCGCCCTTATCCCCCCTAACCTTCACGATTCGTTTTTGACTAGGCTCCAAGAACTCGCTGACTTCTATTTCAAGTCTGTGATCTCTATGGAAAAGTCTGACCTCCGCAACTCTCTCAACGGAGCAGAAGTCCTGTCTTACCGCAACCACAACGGTATCCCTCACCGGGACGAAATCGCAATGTTAGCTCAGTTTTATCACACTAAG